GTGATTACATTAACGATGTTGTGGTTCCATCTCCTGTATCTGCTCCTGAAAGGCCGCAAATATATGAGGATGTTTTAGGTCCTGATTCTGATGATAACGCATATACAACCAGATATAATCCACAGACAGAGATATTTGAGGTTGTTGATAATCCAGCGTTTATGCGGAATAGGAACAAGGATGACATAACGCGTAACTTTGTTGAGTACATTCCTCCTAATATGCGTGATGCTTTGATGGTTGGTGGTCAATACGGACGTTCTATTCCTCATGCGTTGGTGGATAATATTGTTGGTTTGAACGATAATGTTCAGAGTGTTGGCGAAGATTTGGGTGCATATGCGGTTGATGATCCTTTAGGTTTTGGCACTGATATTGTGACTGGATTGGCTGAAGGGGCTTATAATCTTGTTACCAGTCCGTATGATACTATTTCTGGTTATTTGGGAGATGTAAGAAACGCGGCAACGCGGGATCAAACGAACCGAACTGCCGATCAAAGATTGGGTGATTTATTTACTGCGGGTTCTATTATTCCTGTGGCAAAGGTAGGGCAGGGGCTTGGTTCGGCAGCTAAAAACAGCAATATTGCGAAGGGTTTTAGGGGCGAGCTTGCGGCTGATTTTTATGGCCCTGATGGGCCACAAGTGGCTCCAAATGTGGGTGGGTTTAAGGTTCCAGAAACTGATCAATTAAGGGAGTCTCTTACTGCTGAGTATGATATTTTAAAAAGTTCTGGTCTTTCTGATTATGAAATAGAAAGCAAATATGGGATAAAAGTTTATCAAACAAATGACCCTTCAGTTCCTCGTGTTGTTGGAACTGTTCAGCCGTCATCTGAGGTTGATGTATCTAGTGAGCCTTACACTTTAGAAAAAATGTCTGGATCATATGGAGGTATTTATAAACCTTCAACTGATGAAATTATTATAAATCAAAAACATAATCCAACCCCTGCTAGGATAGACCAAATACTTCGTCATGAGGTAGAGCACAGAAGGCAGCGCGGAGCAGGGCAGAGAGGTTATCAATATGGCACAGGTGGTATGGAGTATTCTTTTAGACTTCAAGAAAAAGCATTGGAGGATTTAAACAGTCAAATTAGGAAGGAGCGGGACCCGACAAGAAAGGCAGAGTTAATCACGGAGAGAGACAGGGTTGCAAAGATTGATGCTGCTGGTTCTTACTTTAATAGTCCCACTGAGCGTGGTGCGCGTCAAGCTGAGACAGGGCCGTTTACAACATATGACCCTACTGTTACTGCTGCTGAACTTCTTGATCCACAGATTAATCCTAATCGAAATTTATTAGGGCGTATTGATGATTCTATAAATAGAGCCATTCTTCCTACTTATGGTGGTTTATCTCGTTTTAGAGAAATGGGTCCAAGAGTTCCTTTTTCTAATGATAAACTTTTTAAGGGTCTTGCAGAAGCTGCTCTGCCGCTTGCCGGGATGAATATACCTAGAACGCCTAGTACAAGGGGTAATCAGCCTGTTCCATTTATAGCTGGTCCTGATGGTCGTGTAGATGAGGCAGTATATAGTTTACCTGAAGGCCGCAGTATTCCCGACGATATTCAGAAAATGATTGATGGTTTGAACAAAAAGGCTCCTGTTGTTGAGTACGAAAACAGAAAAGCGCAGATGATGGCAAATGGTATTTCAGGTACTAAGCTGCAATCTAACTTGGATAATTTAGCTAGGAATTTGGGCATTGAACGAACTGACAGGTGATTTTTCAAAGTACCTCACTGATGAGGAACTAGCTAAGGTTGCTCCTATGCTGGAGCGTTTAAAGACGCTTGATGATAGGAATGAGAAGCATGATAACTTTATGAACTTTGTAAAGCATGTTTGGCCTCAATTTATTGAGGGTCGGCATCATAAGATTTATGCTCAGAAGTTGCAGGACGTTGCGGATGGCAAGTTAAAGCGTTTAATTATTAATATGCCTCCGCGTCATACGAAGAGTGAGTTTGCGAGTTATTTGTTTCCGACTTGGTTAATGGGTAGGCGTCCTGATTTAAAGATTATTCAGGCGACACACACGGCTGAGTTGGCGGTTGGATTTGGTCGAAAGATCAAGAATTTGATTGAGAGTGAGGATTTTAAAGATGTTTTCCCGAATGTTAGCTTGGCTACAGATGCTAAGGCGAGTGGTCGTTGGAGTACCAATGGCGGTGGTGAATATTATGCGGTTGGTGTGGGCGGCGCTTTGGCGGGTCGCGGCGCGGATTTGGCGATTATTGACGACCCCGTTTCGGAACAAGACGCGTTAAGTGTTACTGCATTAGATAACATTTACGAGTGGTACACTTCTGGTCCGAGGCAGCGTTTACAGCCCGGTGGTTCGATTATTATTGTTATGACGCGTTGGAGCATTCGTGATTTAACTGCGAAGGTTTTGAGCAAGCAGAGCGAGAAGGGCGCTGATAAGTGGGAGATTGTTGAGTTTCCTGCGATTATGCCGTCTGGTGATCCTTTGTGGCCTGAGTATTGGAGCTTGGATGAGCTTGAGGGTGTTAAGGCGTCTATTCCAGTTGCGAAGTGGAATGCTCAGTATATGCAGAACCCTACTGCTGAAGAGGGTGCGATTATTAAGCGTGAGTGGTGGAACATGTGGGAGAAGGATGATCCTCCTCCTTGCAGTTATATTATTCAGAGTTATGACACTGCGTTTAGTAAGAGTGATCGTGCGGATTACAGTGCGATTACGACTTGGGGTATTTTTCATTATGATGAGACGCGTGAGGATCATATTGTGTTGTTGGACGCGGTTCGTGGTCGCTGGGAGTTTCCAGAGTTAAAGCAGCAGGCGCATGAGTTATATGACATGTACGAGCCTGACATGGTTCTTGTTGAGCAGAAGGCGAGTGGTATGCCTTTGACGCAGGAATTGAGGCGCATGGGCATACCTGTAACGCCATTTACGCCTAGTAGGGGTGCGGATAAGTTTACGCGTATGCACGCGTGCGCTCCTGTGTTTGAGAGTGGTATGGTGTGGGCACCAGAGGCTAATTTTGCTGATGAAGTTATGGAAGAATGTGCTGCATTTCCCAATGGTGAACATGATGACTTGGCTGATTCGATGACTCAGGCTATACTGCGTTTTAGACAGGGTGGTTTTATCACCACTCCGAGTGATTATGACGATGAAGAAGATGCTGCTTTTTTGCGGCGCAAACGCGAATATTATTAGGAGGCTTTTATGGCACAAAAAGAAGCAATCATGAGGGCGCTCATGGAAGCGATGGGTAGCTCCGCACCGATGACATCAAAGCGTCCGATGGCGCGTCCGAAAATGATTGGTGGCATGCCGGGTGGTAGTACCCGCGGCATTGATCCCAAAGACAACTATAGCCCAGAAGGTTTAATGCGCCTGCTTAATCAAGGCATGGGTGAGTCTGGCAAGACTATTTCCGATGCTGACAAAGCTAGAATCCGTAAAATGATGATGGGAAGAATAAATAAGTCTCCTACGGGTATGATGGGCGGTGGCAAGGTCATGAAGTATGAATCTGGCGGCGCTGTTGAAGTTAAGGGCAAAAAGAAAAAGCCAAAGATGGGCTGTGTCATGAAGGGACGCGGCGGTAAATATAAAGGAAGAAGCTAATGCCAAATACACCTAAGAAATATAAAGGTTTTGCAAAGCTACCAGAGCAGGTTCAGAAGCGAATGGACCCAGAGGCAGCTATGAAATACATGGAAGGCGGCGCGGTTAAAGAATACATGGGCGGCGGTCGTGTTATGAAGTATGGTCATGGTGGCAACGTTGAGAAAGACGGAGTTATGTATGAGCATGATCCAGAGCCTCAAAAGGCTTCTATGAAGGGTGGCACAGGTGGTGGTCATTCTCGTGGTGGTGGCGCTGCTATCAGTGGAACCAGATTTTCTGGAGTAAAGTAAATGGCTAAAATCGTTATCAACATCGACATGGACGAACTGCAATCTGGTATCAACCAAGTTGTTGATGACGATATGTATGAAATGGAAGAGGTTGAGTTTGTTTGTCCTCTTCCTACTCAAGATTCAGATTTAAACTCTGAAAACCGTGAATATGTAATAAAAGAGCACTCCTATGGCGCTTCTGAAAACAAGAAAGAGATGTGCGGAACATGCAGTTATTATAGCATTAAATCAGAAATGCTTGATTGCTTGAGCAGTGGTCTTGATATGGATGTTGACGGTATTGGATATTGCGTAAAATTTGACTTCGCTTGTAAAGCTGAAAACGTTTGTGATGCTTGGGAGAGTGGAGGTCCAATAACAGATTTTGATGATATCAACACGCTTGAGCCGATTGAGGGTAACGAGAGGGATATTTTCTAATGGCAGTCGAACGTGGATTGGGTTCTGGTGGCTTACCTGAAGCTCCTATGATTCCAGAGCAAGAAATACTTCAGAATGTAATTGATTTACCTGCACAGCCCGGAGTTACTGAGTTTGATGACGGCAGTGCGATTATTGGTGAATATGAAGAGGAGCAAGCTCCTATTGTAGATGTGGGCTTTGACGGCAACTTAGCGGAGGTTGTTGATGAGGCCGAGCTTGGTCGTATTTCATCTGATTTGGTTGGTTCTATTGAGGATGATTTAGCTGCTCGTGAAGATTGGGAAGATACATATAAGCGCGGTTTAGAGTTTCTTGGCATGAAGACTGAGGAGCGTTCAGAGCCGTTTGAGGGGTCTTCTGGGGTTATTCATCCATTGCTGGCTGAAAGTGTTACGCAGTTTCAGGCGCAGGCATATCGTGAGTTATTGCCAGCCACTGGTCCTGTTCGTACTTCTGTTGTTGGTGCGCAGAATGAAATGCTTGTTAAGCAGTCTGAGCGCGTCAAGGATTACATGAATTATATGATTACTTACGAGATGGAAGAGTATGATCCTGAGTTGGATCAAATGCTGTTTTATCTTCCAGTAATTGGATCGACTTTTAAGAAAGTTTACTTTGACCCGCTCAAGGGGCGTGCGGTTAGTAAATTCATTCATGCTGAAGATATGATTGTGCCTTATGGCGCGACTGATTTGATGTCATCACCGCGGATTACGCATCGTATTACGATGGATTCTAATGAGGTTCGCAAGTTGCAGCTAACTGGATTTTACCGTGACATTGAGTTGCCCGGAGAATCTGAGAGTGACACTGCTGCGATGGGCGAGGTTGAAGAGTCTATTGATGATATTCAAGGCGTACATCCTAGTGGTCCATCTGAAGAATTGACCTTGTATGAGGTTCATACGTCTTTGGACATTGAGGGTTTTGAGGATATGGGCGCTGATGGCGAGCCTACAGGTTTGCGTTTGCCTTATATTATTACGATAGTTGCTGATAGCGGAGATGTTTTGTCTGTTCGTCGCAATTATCCAGAGATGGACCCAATGAAGCGTGCGAAGCAATATTTCGTGCACTACAAGTTTTTGCCGGGTCTTGGTTTTTATGGCTTGGGGCTAACGCATATGATTGGCGGTTTAGCGCAGGCTTCTACTTCTATTTTGCGTCAATTGATTGATGCAGGCACGCTCTCCAATCTTCCAGCAGGCTTTAAAGCCCGTGGCGCTCGTATCCGCGATGAAGACAATCCCCTTCAACCGGGTGAGTTCCGCGATATTGATGTGGTTGGAGGCACCCTGCAAGGCTCTTTGATGCCACTCCCCTTTAAGGAGCCTTCAGGGACGCTTTATAACCTTCTTGGAACGCTTGTAGACGCTGGACGTAGGTTTGCATCTATGGCTGACATGAAGGTTGGTGAGATGAGCGGTGAGACGCCCGTTGGCACCACGATGGCGATTATGGAGCGCGGCACAAAGGTTATGTCTGCGATTCATAAACGTTTGCACTATTCTCAAAAGATTGAGTTTAAGCTGCTTTCGAAAATATTTGCTGAAACCATTCAGGCGTATCCATATCCTGCTGACATGCAGATGGGGCCAGAAGTGTTTGTGCAAGACTTTGACCAGCGCGTTGATGTGTTGCCGTCTTCTGATCCGAACATTTTTTCTATGTCGCAGCGTATTGCTTTGGCGCAAACTGAGTTGCAGTTGGTTCAGTCCAATCCGCAGATTCACGGTGGCCCACAAGGATTATATCAGGCGTATCGTAAGATGTACGAAGCGTTGGGAGTTAATAACATTGACGCGATACTTCCTCCTCCTCCACAGCCACAGCCTGCGAATCCATCTAAGGAGAACCAGAACGCTCTTATGGGTGCTCCTTTGCAGGCATTCCCTGATCAAGACCATGAGTCCCACATAGAGGCTCATATGGCGGTTATGTCCACTCCTGCTATGCAGCTTAACCCGAATGCTATTATGGCGCTGCAAGGCCACATACAGGAGCATATTGGGCTATTAGCGGAAGCACAGGCCCAGCAAGAGATTATGAGCCAGATACCTCCAGAGCAGATGCAAATGATGCAGCAGCAGGCTCAAATGATGCCTCCACAGGAGGGTCCACAAGGTCCTATGCCGCCTGATCCTATGCTGCAGTTTAAGCCGCAGATAGATGCTCGTGCTGCTGAGATTATTGCTGAAATGACTGAGCAACTAGCGCAAGCAGTATCTCCACCGCCACAATCTGATCCACTTGTGGATATCCGAAATCAGGAGCTTCAGTTAAAAGCTGCTGACTTACAGCGCAAGCAATCTGAGTTTGAAGCGAAGCAAGAATTTGATCGTGAGAGAGAGCGTAATGATGTTCTTACTGCACAGCAAAGAATTGACGTTTCAGAAGCTGCATTAGCTGACAAGACTAGGGTTGCCGAAGAGCGCATTCAGACGCAGAGGGATATAGCTGCGTTAAACGCTAGTATGAAAGGTCAGTAACATGGCATCGTCTATAAGAGAGAAGATGGCTGAACAGGAGAAAGCCAAGAAAGTTGCGCGGAGGAACGCTAATGCCGTTGAAGCAGGGGTCAAGCCAGCAGACAATCAGCCAAAACGTGTCGAAGCTAGTGTCGGAGGGGTATCCGCAGAAGCAAGCAGTAGCGATAGCGTTAAGACAGTCTCAAAAAAGAAAAAAGCCCCCGTCAAGAAAAAAGCTAGTTCGAAAAGCTAAGGGTGGAATAGTTTCTAGGTTTAGCAAAACAGCTAGACCCCAGAAGTTCCGAGGTGTTTTCTGATTTTGTGGTAATTGTACTTGTGTTTCCCGTATAATCGCATACTATATGCGGTATGGACGCAATACATCTTGCAGATTATTTATATAAAGGCATACGCGAGCGCAGTGTGCGTCTTAAAGACAAGCTCGCGGATGGTTCGATACAAACTTTTGATGAGTATCGGTATTTAGTAGGTGAAATACGCGGCATGGCCTACGTCGAAGACGAATTAAGGACCGCGATGAAAGGTATAGAATACGCAGATGACTAAAAAGTTATTTGTGCCAAAGCACGTTGCTAAAGCAGCGGAAAAGGCCATAAAGGGTGCAGGGGCAATGCCCAAGCCTATAGAAAACGCGTTTGGCAAAGGCGCGGAAAATAAAAACGAAGATGATCCTTCCAAGATGGAGGCTTCTTCACTTGAGAGACTGCCACAGCCTACGGGCTATCGCGTTCTTATCATTCCTTATTACCCTAGCGAAAAGACAAAAGGCGGTATTATCGTTCCTGATCAGGTTCGTGAGCGTGAGTCTTTTGCTACGGTAGCAGCTTATGTCGTGAAACTAGGCCCCGATGCCTATATGGACACCCAGAAATTCCCAAATGGTCCTTGGTGCAATGAGAAAGATTGGGTTCTTATAGGAAGATATAGTGGAAATAGGTTCAAAGTGGAGGGACTTGAGGTTCGTATTATAAATGACGATAATATTATCGCTACGATTCTTGACCCAAAAGACATTTCGTATGTATAAGGTAACTGAGAGCAAGGAAAATGGCTATGTCTGAAGACATTCGTGAAAACGAAGAACTTGAGAGCAATACCTCTGTTGAGCTTGATGATGATCAAGATGATGAGGTTATTGAAGTTTTATCTGACGATGATGAGACAACCCGAACAAATGTTCGAGAAAAATCATCTGGTGATGATGAGTTAGAAAATTACAGTGATTCCGTTCAACGTCGAATCAATCAATTAACCGCAAAACGTAAGCAGGCTGCTGAAGAGGCGCAAGCCGCGGTTCAGTATGCGCAGCAAATGCAGCAAGAAAACGCTGCTATGCGTCAGCGACTTGAGAAAATGAACCAAGGCTATAACACTGAAGCCGAAGGTCGTCTGAAAGCTCAAGAGGCACAAGCCAAGAAAGCTATGGCAGAGGCTTATGAGGCGGGTGATTATGAAAAAGTAGCAAATGCGCAGCAAGCAATCTCTAAGATTTCCATTGCTCAAGAGCGTGTTCGTATTCAAAAAGCTAAAATTGCGCAGCAACAAGAAGCGGCACAAAATCAACAAGCTCAACCACAAGCGGCCCCTCCACAACAGCAGGCTCCGCAACAGCAAGCGGCTCCTGATCCTAAGCTGGAGAAGTGGTTGGGCAAAAATCAATGGTTTGGACAGGATCGCCTTATGACGCGAGCAGCCCAAGCTATCCATGAACAATTGGTATTAGAAGAGGATTTCGATCCTACGAGTGATGATTACTACAAAGAAATCGACTCTCGTATGCGTAAAGAAATGCCTAACAAGTTTCAGGAGAAACGGTCCAACGCTCAGACTGTTGCTCCTGCGTCTGGAAACGGACGGTCTGTAAAGTCAGGGCGGAAAAAGGCGGTGGAATTAACACCGGGTCAAGTGGCATTTGCGAAAAAGATGAGGATTCCTCTCGACAAATACGCAAAAGAAGTCGCAAAATTAGAAAATCGGAGTCAATAAAATGGCAAACAGGACACCACGCGAATCAAACACGCGGGAACGCTCAGAACGTTCAATGGAATGGCGACCCGGTTCTGCCTTGGAAGCTCCAGAAGCCCCCCTCGGTTATAAACACCGTTGGATACGCGAATCTGTAATGGAATTCGACGATAAAACTAACGTACACAAGAAACGGCAAGAAGGCTGGGACCTCGTTCGCGCTGAAGAGTATCCCGATTATGTAGGGCCTGTAGTAGATGAGGGACGTAACGCTGGCACCATTGGTGTTGGTGGTCTTGTTCTCGCTCGTATCCCTGTCGAAATGGCTGATCAGCGGAATAAACACTATCAAGGTGTTTCTCAAAATCAACTGGATGCAGTGGATCGTGACTGGATGCGTGAAAACAATTCAGCCATGCCAAAACTTGCTCCGCAACGTAAATCTTCCGTATCCTTTGGAATGAAGGGACGCGGAAACTCTGAAGGAGAGTAAAGATGTCTAATCAAGACGCTGCTTTCGGCCTTCGCCCAATCAAAACGAGCACAAGCTCGCAGAGACAGAATCGCTATCGTATTGCCTCCGGGTATAGCACAAGTATTTTCCAAGGTGACTTAGTTCTTGTCGCCACTGACGGAACAATCACTCGTGCCCCTGCTGGTGGTACTGCCTTGATTCTGGGCGTATTTAACGGCTGTTCATATGTAGATTCTAGTGGTGATATTATTTTTTCAAACTACTGGCCTGCAAGTGCAACTGGGACAGATATTTTCGCAAATGTCGTTGATGACCCAAGTGCAACCTTTGAAATCCAAGCTGACGCTGCATTCCCTGTAGCTGATTTGTTTGGCAACTTTGACATTGTTGACGCGACAGCAGGAAGTACCGTAAGTGGTAATTCTCGCACTGAGCTAGATGTCACAACGGGTGCGACGACTGCTGGTCTTCCACTTAAAGCAATCGACATTTCTCAGGACCCTGAGAATAGCGATGTAGCCACCGCGAACACTAATGTGATCGTAAAAATCAACAACCACCTGTTCAGTGCTGGCACTGTGGGTCTAGCATAAGGAGACTGAGTTATGGCTATTTCACGTTCACAACTCGTTAAGGAGCTAGAGCCGGGTCTTAACGCTCTGTTCGGCATGGAATATGACCGCTATGAAAATCAACATGCGGAAATATTCGACACTGAATCTTCAGACCGTGCGTTTGAAGAGGAAGTTATGCTCGTCGGATTTGGGAATGCTCCCACAAAATCCGAAGGTTCTGGTGTAGAGTTCGACAATGCAAATGAAGCGTACACTGCTCGTTATTCACACGAAACAGTTGCTCTAGCATTCGCATTGACCGAAGAAGCAATCGAAGACAACCTGTATGACCGTCTTGGTGCTCGTTATACGAAGGCGCTTGCGCGTTCTATGGCACACACTAAGCAGGTTAAAGCGGCGTCAGT